TTGTATGTTCTGCGCAACTGCTATATACTAATGCCACCTACCTCCTTTGTACGCCGCTAACCGGCCTCTACATCAGGCTAACCCTCTAGACGGAATAGGCAAATAATCACTTTCTAGAGGAACGCCATTATGGCCTTCGCTAACGTCTCGGACATCATCGCGACAACTATCGAGAAACGCTCTCGTAAGATCGCTGATAACGTCACCAAAAACAACGCCCTTCTGTCGCGTCTGAAACAGAAAGGTCGCACCAACACTTTCTCCGGAGGTCGTTTGATCTACGAAGAACTGTCCTTCGCGCAGAACGGTAACGCTGGTTTCTACAGCGGCTACGACTTGCTCCCAGTGACGGCTCAAGACGTGATCTCCGCTGCTCAATTCGACATCAAGCAGGCTGCCTGCCCAGTCGTTATCTCTGGCCTGGAAATGCTGCAAAACAGCGGCCCAGAACAGATGATCGACTTGCTGACTGCTCGTATGGACGTGGCTGAAGCGACCATGATGAACTTGGTCTGCGGCTCGCTCTACGGCGACGGCACTGGCTACGGCGGCAAGGAAATCACCGGCTTGAATGCCGCGCTTCCTGTCACCCAGACCGGCACATACGGCGGCATCGACCGTGGTACTTGGACCTTCTGGCAGAACCAAGTGTCCAACCCAGCCAACAAGACCACCTTGCTTGCTGACTGGAACACTTTGTGGGCCAAGCTCCAACGCGGTATGGACCGTCCTGATCTAATCATGGTGGACAGCTTGGTGTGGGGCGCTTACGTCGCCGCGCTGCAATCTATTCAGCGCTTTACCGCAGCTGACGGCGCTGGCTCGGCTGGCTTCGGCTTCCCTTCCATCAAGTATATGGACGCTGATGTGGTCCTGGATGGTGGTATCGGCGGCTTCTGCCCAGCGAACACCGCGTTCTTCCTGAACACTAAGTTCATGAAGTTCCGCCCACACGCACAACGCAACTTCGTCGCTCTGTCGCCGAACAAGCGCTACTCGATCAACCAAGACGCCGAGGTCCAGATTCTGGGCTGGGCTGGCAACCTGACTTCGTCCGGTAACCAGTTCCAAGGTCGTTATCAGGCTATCGCATAAGGGGGCTGTCATGGACTTTATTATTGGCATCAACCCAACCCAAATCCAGGCATCCACTGAGATTCCTGCGTTCAAGTTGGGTCAAACAGGCTGCGTCACCGACAACTCCACTGGTGAAGAACGTGTCTACATGTTCGTCAAGTTCACAGAGCAGCCTACTGGTGTGGGCTACCTGGAACTCGTCAACCCGTTGACATTCACCTGCACTATGGTGACTTCCACTAACGCCTTGTTGGCGGTGGGCTTCCCTATCGGTTCTGCGGTGTCTCTGCCATTGGCTGGTGGTTTTGGTTGGATCCAAATCTACGGTCGTAGTCAGGTTCGTGCAACGGCGGCTATCGCCCTCGGCGCGCAGACCAACACCACCGCAACAGCGGGCGGGGTCAGCAGCACTTTGACAGCCGCCACCACTGCGCAGATCTCGGGGGTTGGCGTTACTACCCTCACCGGCGCGGCGGGCACCACCACTGCTTGGCTCAACTATCCAATTGTGTTGAAAGCGCAGCAATAAGATCAACCAACGCCAAGGCCCCAAGGATGGGGCCATCTTTTATAACTAGATCGTTAATCAACTATAGGTGCTGAGATGGACGTATATGATGGTAATGTCGACCACTTCGAGTCTCGCTACGCTGGTGATCGCAGTGTGTTCGCAAAGTTTTATTATATGCCTCGTAAGGATGAGGAAGCTTCAGCGCAGGCTGGGCGGCCCATTTTCAAAGACGTGGTATTCGTTGAAATCATGGTGGCTGGTGATGCGAATAACGTCATCCGTCGTGAGGCAAGCAATCTCGATATTGATCGCTTTGCCAAAGTTTATGAACGCTTCATGTCTGGTGCTGAAGAGCAAACCATTGGTACTCCACTGACAGAAGTGCCGTGGATCACCAAGTCGCAGTGTGAAGAATTGCTGTATCACAAGGTGCGCACTCTGGAAGCATTGGCGGGCCTTAACGACGAAGTTTGCGGCCGTATTCCCGGCTTGTATAGCCTGAAGAAGAAAGCCAACGAGCACGTCCAAAAGGCTGATGCAGCGGCCCCAATCGAACAACTGTCCAAAGAGAACGCCGATCTCAAGGAACAGTTAGCGGCTATGAAGCAGAGTATGAGTGACATGGTCACGTCGTTAGCCGAGCTGAAAGCCAAGAAGTGATTTCGGGCGCTTTGCCCACTGGGCTATAGGGAGGCACCCCCGTAGTCCAGGATTTCTAGGAGAGTACCATGCCAATCACAGCCACTGCGCAGCAGATTCTAACAGCCGCTGGTCAGCAGTTGGGGCTGGAGGTCGGTACAATCGGCACGCTTCAAACTGGCCAGACTGGCGATCAGGCTCTGGCCCTTCTTAACAGCCTAGGCGACGATCTTGTAAAGGTCTACGACTGGCAATTCCTCATGTTCACCAAAGATATCCAGGGCGACGGGGTAACATCTGCCTTTGCCATGCCCACGGATTTCGGCCGCATTGTCAACCAGACAGAGTGGGCCAAGAATATGAAGCGCCCGATGCAGGGCCCATTGACTCCACAACAGTGGGGATGGACTCAGTACGGAATAGTTAGCGTTGGGGTGTTCTTCCGCTACCGTATTCTCCAGGGCAAATTCACCATCTTCCCTACGCCATCCGCGACTGAGAAGTTCAGCTTCTTCTATATCAGCAAGAACTGGGTCTATGATCCTATCGGGCTGGTGTACAAGGACGCTATCACTCTTGGGACTGACGTGCCAGTATTCGATCGTAGCCTGATGATTACTGGCCTCAAACAGCGCCTATGGGCCCAAAAAGGGTTTGATACGAGCGTGCTGAGCGCTGAGTTTGACTACCAATTGGCGGCCGAAAAGGGCCAGAATCAGGGTGCTTCTGAGATCGCCTTGGCTGGCAATATCGACACGTTCTACCTAAACCCGCTCAATAACGTCATGGATGGGGGGTGGAACTAATGGCTACTCGTCCTAAGCAGCGAGTTTCCCGCATTGCCACTCTTGCCGCCCCTACAGGCGGCATTGACGATACTAACCCCATCGCTGGCATGGATCCTCATTACGCCATAGAGATGACAAACATCTTCCCTCAGAACTCGTCATTGCGGGTGCGCGCTGGGTACAAAGAATGGACTACAGGACTCCCATCCAGTGCGAAGAGCTTGCTGCAATACTCAAGCCAGAACTCTTCTACTGACAAATTATTCGCCTGTACAGACGCGGGCATGTTCGATGTTACTGCCCAAGGAGTGGCGGGGGCCAGCGTAAGGACTCTGACCAACGGGCGCGTAGACTATGTCATGTTCGCTAATACTGCGGCCCAGTTCATGGTGGTAGTGAACGGATCCAGCGAGAACTTCATGTACGACGGTACGACTTACTATCCTATCGTCTACAATGCCACACCTACCACACCCGGACAGATTGGTGGGATGACTTCGCCCCAGAACTTTACTCAGGTATGCTCTCATAAGCGTCGTCTATGGTTCGTTGAAAAGAACTCTACAAACGCATGGTATCTACCTACAGACGCCGTGGCTGGAGCTGCGACCCAGTTCCTTATGGGATCTATCTTCAAGCTCGGTGGGTACTTGTTGAATATATTCAGCTGGACACGCGGCGCCGGTAACGGTATTGAAGATATCTTGGTGTTCCAGTCGTCCAATGGTGAGCTGGCCGGGTACTCTGGCAGCGACCCGTCTTCGGCCACCACTTGGTCCCTAGAGGCGGTGTTCTTCATCGGGGCCCCACTGGGCGATCGTACCTTTACTGACCTTGGTGGGGATATAGCTCTTCTCAATATCTACGGCGTGATGAGTATGTCGAAGATCGTTGGTGGTACTTCCTCGGCTGGGGATACCAACGATACGCTGTCTAAGCGAATAAGCCGAACGATTAACGAATTGGGTCAGGCAACTAATTTGCAGCCTGGATGGGAACTAACATCAGTCCCGGCGTTGCAATATCTTGTTCTTTCCGTTCCGGCTACGGCCAACGCCCCTGCTATACAGTATGTGATGAATATGCTGAATGGCTCTTGGACTACCTATAATCTGCCTATGCTGACGTGTGTGCAGTTCCATGAGCGTCTGTACTTCAGCGACACAACTGGTCGTGTATACCTATACGGTAACGTGTTCCAGGACGGTATTCTGCTGAACGGCACTGGCGGCACGCCCATCGTATCTGGCTTCATGCAGGCGTATAGTGACTTCGGTGATCTTGGTACTGATAAGCATTACAAAGTGGTACGTCCTATCTTCACATGCTCGGTGCGTCCATCATATACAGTCAAAGCTAACGCCGATTATGGCCCCACACGCCTAGCGTCATTACAGACTCCGGGCCCAGTAACAACTCAGGCCACTAACGTCTGGGATAACGCGATATGGGACTCTGGAGTGTGGGCAGAGGGTCAAGTAAGTTTCTATGAATGGGTCGGTGTCAGTGGTGTGGGGTATAGTGCCGCCCTGCTCTTAAAGATGCGCACGTCATCTGATACTGAATTTGTCGCTTGTAACTGGGCCTTCGAACCTGGAACCGCGCTATGAAAATGATTCATTGTTCAACAATGGCTATCCCCCTTCTATCGAAGGCGCTTGGTGTTATGCCCAGTAATGCCGCGCAGGCAATTACTTGCATTGAAAATGGGGATGTTATTGCAGGCGTGATATATGACTGCTATAATGGGGGCAGCATCCAGGCGCATATCTGGATGGATGCTGACCATACCCCATCTAAAGAATGGTTCGCAGCAATTTTCGACTACCCGTTTAATCAGCTTAAAGTAAAGAAGATTATCGGGCAAGTTCGGAGCAATAATCTAGAGGCTATTGCCCTAGACGAGCATTTCGGGTTCATCCTTGAAGCGATCATAGAAGACTACTATGAAGAGGGTGAGTCTCTAAGAGTCTACAGTATGCGCAAAGAGCA